ATTGAGAAGTTAAAAGATCAATATAATAAAAATGCAGGAATTGTTTTTGATCAATTATTAAATTTAAATAGATTGTCATTAAAACAAAGATATGAAGATGCAGAAAGTATGTTTTTTAAAGTTGATCGATCAAAAGCCGTTTGGTTTTCACGTCAACTGGGTCATGATGATTATCAATTATTAAAGTCATTAAATTGTTTTTTATATCAAAGCTGCGAGGGTAAAGCTTCTAAAACTGAATTATATAAAACAATTGACGCTATTAGTAATAATTTTGCACATTTACTAGTTTGTAAAACTAGAGGATATGAAAATGCAAAATGGAATTAATTAATATGATTAAAAAAATATTAAATGCATTAGATTATATTTTATTTGCTGCCTTGATGCTTTATTTTTTCTGTGGCGGTTTTAAATATACAATTGATTATATACTGCGACACTATAGCACATATTAAGTTAATTAAATATAATTAGTATCAATTAAAAAAAGAAGGGAATAAAACATGATACATATAAGCAAAATGACCGGTAAACTTGAAGGATTTCAAGCTATATCAACTAACACAACAACAAATGATTATTGTATTAAGCAATATACAAAGCAAGACAAGAATAATATTTGTACTTATTGTTATTCAAATGAAATGTTGCGGACCTATAGAAAAAACATGGCTCCAGCTCTTCAACGTAATACTGATTTAATAGCTTCAAAAGTATTACATCCTGACGTGCTGCCAGTAATTAACAACGCATTTTTTAGGTTTAATGCTCATGGGGAATTAATAAACGAATTTAATTTAATTAATTATGTTAATATCGCAATAAAAAATCCTCATTGTACGTTCTCTCTATGGTCCAAAAGATACGATATTGTTTACAAGTATTTTAAGGATCATGACAAGCCGAAAAATTTAATATTGATTTACTCAAACCCAAAGATCAATCATATACTCGAAAACGTGCCTAAATATTTTGACAAGACTTTCAATAACGTACAAGAAGATTTACAAAAGCCGCGTCAAAATTGCACAGGTCAAAAGTGTAAAGATTGTCTATTATGTTATAAATTCGATACTACGAATATCATAGTTGAGAAGGTTAAAACATACGGCAAGAAAAAACTAAACCAAAAAATGAAGGGGGAATAATGACAAAAAAAATAAATAGATATTCAATTGAGAAGTATTTTAAAAAACTTGAGATTGAAACAGAACGAAAAACACCAATAGACATAAAAGAATTTATTAACAGTAAAAGATTTTCTGAAAGTCTAGGGGATGTTATAAAAGTTGGGGATATGGATCTTATTCATTTAATAAGAACATTAAAAAAAGAAAATGATTATTGGGTCAATGCTTATCTCGATATGAAAAAACATCATAGAGAATTTATTGACAAGCTCAATAATACTAGATCTGAAATAATAAAAAAAGAAAGTATAGATTGGAGGGTTAACAATGGTTAATGCAATCTATAAAAAATGGAAAGATAAATATTTAAACTTAATACAGAAAGCAAGTGACCGGTTTGGGTGGAAAGCGTCTGATTGTAATCCATTTTTTTATATACTTTATGATCACTTACACCGGTCCAATGCAGACAGCTTGAGAGAATTTAAAAGAAAACTTAAAGAGGTGCGACACAATGCCAATAGAAATTAAAGTATTATTATTGTACGGATTAATTTTTATGATAACCGAGTTAATAAAGAAAGCGAGGAATAATGGTAGATAGAGTAATATATAAATGTATTAGACAAGATGATTATGGAAATACATTTGTTTCTTATGCACCAACTAAGGATTATTATCAGTTGGATACAATAGAAGTAGAGACAATAAACTTTGATGCAAATGATTGGACTATGAGTAGTTTATGTAATGCATTAAATAATTCAGATGTAAAAGAAATAAAAGAAAGCGAGGAATAAATGACACAACTAACACCGGCACACTTCGAGCTGCATGACAGCAACAAAGCTAGAAGTTATGAACGTAGAAAAAGCGAGAGACAGAAGAGACATGAGTTGTTTATCGATGCAAGAAATAAACTTGATAAACTTGCAAACGCATACAACAAAGCAACAAACGAAGAGTTTAAAAAACTTTATAAAGAGAAGTGGTTTAAACTGGTAAAAGAATATGCAAAAAAAATAGAAGGGAAATAAACATGAATAAACAAGAAAAAATAAACGCAGTAAAAAATTATTGTGAAGATGATTTAAGAAACGGATCACAAACAAATAATCTTTATTTTGGTACCAATAAAGGCTCTATTTATTGGGTAGAGGGTGCTGAAACGTGGTGCTACGTTTGTGGCGATATAACAGAGTGGGGTCAATGTGATGATTTATTGGCAGGCATAGACGATAAGATTTTATTGTCTTACTATGAAGATAATAAAAAAAATATAGATGAATGGTTAAATGATTAATAAACAAGTAAACTTTAAAGAATATTTTAGAGAGGATGATTTATTGTCAGGTAATGTATTAAGATTAATAAATGAGACTCAAGAAAATATAAACACTAACAATAAGAAAGAGGTAAAAAAAATGAAGCTAAAAAAAGAAACAATAAGTGTAGATATAAATGTAGAACACTATGGGTTCTATCATAATGACGAACATTTGGTAATGAACACGAACCTTACAGAGATTGGGTTATTAAAAAAACTGGTGTAAAAAAATGGGAAGATTATCATCCGGGTATGTGGACCACAGATATAGAAATGATTGATAACTGGATTGAAGAAACTAAACAACCATATGAAACATTATTTTCAGAAAAAGATGATGGGATTTATATTTTGCCAAAAAAATGGCAAGAAAGAATAGGTATATAAAAATGAAAACTACATACAACGTAATAGAGGGTTGGTTGCAAACTGCAAAATCAAATGAAGCTACTACCTATCATAAAGGTTATCTAGCTAAAGACAGATTTTTTAGTAATGAAACTAGAGACATCGCAAACTTAATGATGAGATCAGCTCACAATAATATTGTGGTCCTGTATCAAAAGCGTGTGAGTCATGGCACTACAAATAAAGATCCGGTGTTTGATTACATCGCTAAAAAAATATAGAAAGAGAGGCAATATGAAAGAACCTAAATATTTGAAAGATTTAAGAAAAGAGTATGAATATTCAAAAACCTTATCAATAAAAGATTTTGATAAAAGGTATATTGATGAAAAAGAAGAATGGTCAGGTTTTTATTTACCTAGCCATGAATATTTTTTAGAGAAATTTTTATATGAGGGTAATGAATTAAAGCCATATAAGAATTGTAGTGTATGTGATCATCAAAATGACTATGTTTGTTTTGATTGTGAAAGTTTACAAATACAACCTAGTTAATTACTCCTTGTTGGGTGTCGGAGTTATCTCTTCGGCACTCACGTCAATCAAATTGTCAGTGTTATCTTCCCATGAGATTGTCATCTTCTGATCTATATTCTGTTTAATAGGTTTGTTATCTGAATATAAATCTGTAAGTTTATTAGCAAGAAAGGTAATGAACTTTGTTTTTTCTCTAATCCATAAAATTGCATTAGGATTTTCTACTTCCTGATACTTAAAGACTTGCAGCAATTTATCGATAAGAGTTTGAACTCCATACTTTCTAGCTTCTGTAATTTTAATTTCTANNTCTGGATTTTTTTTTAAGTATGCGTAAAACTTCATCAAGCTGAAAGGATATTGGTCCTGTTCNAGNATTTCTGTAAGGGTTAATCCGTTTGCNAGTTGATCGCAAATTATATTTACTTGGTCTGTTGTTATCAATGGTGGGTCTGATTTTTTGGAAGTAATATTNTTTGAGTTGTTCATCAGTATAATTTTTAAATTGTATTAGTTTTGATAGTTGTTTAATCCTTGTCTCATCAGTGTAAGATTNTTTTTTAAATCCCTTAACATTTTGGTAGCCATGATATTTACATTTATAAGTATTATTTGCAAGTAGATACCCTTTCATTTTACAAGGAATCTTTAAACCTTTACGAAGTCCAGCACGNGTATNACCTTGACAGAATACTTTNCNTTGTGGTCTGCCTACCATTACTTATTTTCCCAAGGTTTTATTCCATTTCTAATATTATATTCTTTCTTCTGTTTATATCTAAAGTTAGTCTCTTTGGACATTTTCTTTAAAGCATTTAATATCTTCTCTGAACTTACATAAGTCTTATTCTCATTCTCCTTTTTATATTCAATCGCTAGTTTACAGAAATATACATTGGTTTTATCATTCTCTAATTCGGTGATAGGGAGTTTAGATAGTTCACTAATTATCTTCTCCCTATCCCCTGTATGACTCTTAACTATTTTACTGATATTATTAATGGATAATGTTTCTTCTAATATAGGCGTCAGACGGCTATCTTGTGTCGATGAGACGGCTATCTTAGTTGGTTCATATAATTTTTCAGCTCTTAAAAATACCTCATTAACAATATAAGTTTTTCCAGATCTACCCCGGATAGATTTAACAATGTTGAGAGTATTTAAAGTTTGTAAACAAGATTTTATTGTGGTCCTACAAAGACCGGTATCTTTTTCAATGGATGAATGCCTTAATTTTGCCTCATATCCGTTCTTTTTCCAAGCATATTTCATAACAGATAAGAAAACATTCAAGCAATTAGACTTGTGAACGCCATCCAATTTATCTAAATGGTGGTAGATTTTATAGGTTATATGTAAGAATCCTCTGCTTGTATTCATAATTTTTTACATTCTTTCTTATGGTGGTCGTGCAAAGAGAGTAAAACATTGACCCATTCCTGCTCATTCATCAATTGAAATTCTGTCTGAGAGCTACGTATACGCTTGATACGGAAAGTCAGGGTATCCTCGGTCAAATTNTTATAGAAAACTAAAAAACAAGGTATGTTTAAGCGTTTAGCGACTATCTTTGACAGGGTAGTGACCTTATATTTTTGACCTTTATCATAACACGTCTCAATAATAGCCAATGGCTCATAACATCTGGCGCAGCACTCAACAGAATCAATATCAATCATGGCAATGCCGTCATATTTTCGGTGGAAATCGTTATAGACTCCATTTGAGAATGCGTATGTATATCTAGCCATTATATTTTATTTTTTTATCATGATAAACTTCATACCAAGTTTGACAATTATCACACTGATACATACTAACTATATTATGTTCTGATTCTGGATTAGTATCCTCTGTATCAAAATCATTATTCCATCTAACTTCTTTATTACAATAAAAACATTTCATTTTTTTAATAATATAATTTCGTTTTCTTTCTGCTCTACTTCTAACTCTAATGATTTAATTATNTCAGNTTGTTTTCTTATAAATCTTTTATGTCTTTCAATTTCAGCTTTACATTTTTTTAGTTCATCTGGACAACCAATCTCATCAAACATTTTATCATTTGTCATTTTAATACCTCAATCTTTTTAACAACAGATCGTGGATAAACTGTGGTGTTGCCGACAGTAAGTTCGCCATCATCATCAAAACTATGGGATGCAAAGATAATTAATTTTTTTGGATCTTTATGTAAAAGATAACCGGTATCTTCGCACCAAGAATACACTTGATCTTTAGCTTTATCTAAAGTCATCCATTCTGGATTACTAACAATATCTTGCCAGTAAATTCTAACTCTTTTATATTTAAACTTTTTTTGTGGCTTTGAAATAGGCATCGTATAAATCCTTGTAATCTACTTCTCGTTTAGTTATCTCTCTTATCTTTTCTACGATATGAGGTTTGGGAAATCGCTTGTCATTCTTAACTGTCAAGCAAATTCTTTGACAATTTGTTGCCGGATTGATACCTTTATATCCTAGCATTAATCCTAAACTATGGTATGATAGTTTGTTTTTTTTTCGCCAATCATTGAGTGTCATGTTGTTCCTTTATATAGTATTTTTGGTTATATATATACAAGATATTTAGTTTGACAACAACTTTATTATGTGTATACACAATTTAAAAAACATGGATTTACAAAAAATAGAAAAAGCATTTAGTTTTTATAATGGTGGTAAGGGTTTGGATCACTGGTCCTACTCCTCTACTAGCTCACCATTTGCTAAAAATATAATTAATTATTATTTCCCTCAAGAAGTTAGACGTAAGTTTCCATTCAGATACCCGGGTGATTTTGGTAATCTAGTTAACAACACAGTACAGAAAATGTTAGCTGATGTTTTGTATGTTGAGGGTAGAGAAAGATTAACAGAGTGGGATAGAAGTTATGAAGCTGCATACAATCATGAACTAAAAGACTTTCATTCCAAACTACCAGTAGATGCTAAAGATAAGTTTGGCAGAGAAGAAGTATTAAAATATGCAGAGCCTTGCATTAAGATTACAGAAAAAGTTGTAAAAGAAATAGTCGGTAAAAACAAATTAGTTTGCGAAAGATATATTGATCATGGAATAGATTTAATGATTAAAAAAATTACTGGCAGAATAGATTACGAAACAAAACATACATTTATAGAATTAAAAACAAAACCACCAAAAACATCAAAGGTTAGAAACAAAGAAGAATTTAAAATGAGATCACAGGATCTACCTTTAGAACCACAGATCGAACACTTAACACAGACTTCATTCTACTACATGGTAACTAAAAAAATTCCTTATTTAGTTTATACTAATGATAAGGAGTTTAAGCTCTTTGATCAGAGCCATGAGTTGATGAAGCCTGATCATCTGGAATATCTTTATAATAAAATGATAGAGAAAATTTTATTGTGGGAAAAAATGATTATGTATTGTGATGGAGACATAGAGAAGTTAGCTTTAATGTGTGAGCCACCAGATATGGATCATCCTTTTTATTACAGAGACTTAACAGATGATCAGAGAAAATTAATAAGTAAACTATGGGGAATAAAATGACACAAATAAATAAAAAAAATATGGAGATATGGGAGCAGCTATCAAAAACAAATCCTAAGTATACTAAACCTATCAACAAAGGTTGGGGTACAATAACAACAATCGATCCAATGTATCAAATTAAAATGATGACAAATCAATTTGGTCCGATTGGTAAAGGTTGGAGCTACCATGTAAACTATCATTACACAGATAAATTAATCTTTGCGGAAGTTAGCATTAAGTATTGTTTGGATGCTGAATGGAGAGAGTTTGGTCCAGTGTGTTCAGTTGCACCACTTGGAAAAAACAATGGTAAGTTAGATGATGAAGCACCAAAGAAAGCTATGACCGATGCACTAACAAAAGCATTTAGTCATATAGGTTTATGTGCGGATGTATTTTTAAATGAGTTCGATGGTAATAAATATGTCATCGATGACTTTGATGATCAAAATTCTGTAAAAAAAACTACAGGATCTACGTTGAATAACAATGTAGCAAATATAAAAAGGAGACAAAATGGATAATATATTTATCAATCTAGTAAGAAATCCAGATTGGAAAGCGGGAACTAATTTACCCGTATATGTTGGTCCACCAAACACTAAACACCCCGGTAAAAACTGGAGAGTTGGTGTTCAAATAAATGGTCAATGGTACAATCAAGCTGCCTTCCCAGCGAAAGATAAAGATGGGAATAAAATAGAAGGTGGTTTGACAATAAAACTAGAGCCATCTAAGTCTAGTAAAAAAAATGACTTTGCTTCTACATCTAGTAGTGGTAAAGATGAGTATACTTTCTAAATGATCTAGAAAGTATAGTTTATATAGGTGGGGTAGGGTTTTTTTTCCCTTTCTTTCATGTTTCCCTATCCCGCCAAAAGAAAGGAATTATGAATAAAAAAATTACAGAAATAGACCCAGAGATTAAAAAAAAAATAATACAAGATAGAGAAAAAGACTATGGAGATTATCAATATAACTTTACTGTACTAGCAGAAATGTTTACACTTGTATTAGCAGACAATTTAAAAAAGAAAATTAAACCACATCAAGCAGCTCATTTAATGATGGCTCTTAAATTATTTAGGTCCACAAGAGGCTACAAAGCTGATAATTATCATGATTTATCAGTGTATAATGACATGGCATTTGCCTTACACAAAAAAGATATAGACAAAAAGGTATAGATATGCATAAATATAAACGAATCATTAACGGGGAGTGTCATTTTCAGATGATTGAACTCTTTGATGATGTAGAGAAAGCTGCAAACAACTCGAATAGAGGAGAACTTGTAGAATGCAATATTCAAAATTTAAAAATGGATTTTGCAAAAGTAGTAAAGGAGAAAGATGGAAGAGTTAAGAACTCGTCTGCAAAAGTACAGGGATCTTCAGCAGAAAAAACATGAGAAGTTCCTTGAAGCGAAGCAGAAAGTTTATAAGTATCAAAAAGATTCTTATAGATTGCTTTGGAAAATAGAGCAGACAAAAGAACAATTAATGAGAACATAACTCATTAATTTACATCGCTAAAAAAAAACAAATAAATCTGTAGGGGATCTATGACCATAAATGTCAGTAAACATTACGAAACACACAAAAAAAAATTAAATCAAAATCATTTTATCTATAAAGTTAAGAAAGCATTTTACCTTCTTACGAGCCAAGAAGAAAGATTATATGAGGTAGGGTTCTCGGAAGGGTTTTTATACGCTGCTAATCTTTTACAAAGACAACCTATAAAAGATAGCAACGTAAAAAAAATTGTTGGTTATAATATTAGAAGAGCAAAACCATCAGAGGTCCAAGCAGTAATTAATAAAGTGTGTATACATTTTGAAGTTCATAAAGAAGTATTGATGAGCAAGAGTAGAGCTGAAGAAATACTACGAGCAAGAAACGTAGTACATAATTTATTAGTTGAAAAATTTAATATAAGTTTATCAGAGATAGGTAGATACTTCGGTCAAGATCACACTACAGTTTTAAATTCTATTCAAATGAAAAAAGATGAAAGAAGATTTTGGAGTCCGGACCAAAGTCTTTGGCAAGAATACGAACAGATAAAAAAAACTATTAGCTAAAACTTCTATAACGTCTTACCTTAGAAGCAATACTTTTTGGTTGTCTACTAAATTGTTTACCAGATCTTTTAGCTCTTCTCTTTGCAGCAGTAGTTCTTGCATACTCTGAAGCAGATAAACTTTTTATCGCTGCACTTGGAAGATACCTCTCTCCAGTAACTGATGATTTTTTGCCAGATTTTGTTCGCCATTTTTGTTTACCCCAAGCCTTTAAACTTCTTTGTGATTTGCTTAAAGCCATTATCTATACCCACCACCTTTTGCTTTATAAGTCTTGGCAAGTAATTGAGCTTTCCTAGCAGACCATTGTCCAGCAGCTGTACCCATAGTTCTTCGAGCTTTGATCTGCTGAAACAATCGCTTTCTTAACGTAGGTTTGGTATAATTACCAGCTTTATTTACACTACTTTTTTTTGCCATTTTTCTTTTTCTTTTTCATCTTCGATGCAAGAATTTTTTTCTTCAATGCAGGTGGAAGAGTTTTTTGTTTAGCAGTTAACATTAGTATCTACCTTTTGATTTCATCTTCATACCTTTTTTCTTAGCGTATGCTTTTGCTTTTTTCTTACCAGCTTTTGTGTAGCTGAACTTCTTTTTTCCTACCATCGGCATATTGTTTCTCCTTTAGTTTACGTTCACAATAATTATCAAAACAAGAACCATCTTTACCATCATGGCAATAATATTTCTTGTTGTTATAACTTATAATCCATCCGCCTTCATTACTCAATAGCTCTTTATTACACTCTTCACAAACACCACAAAGACGTACAGAATTTTGTTTCTTCCATGCTTTTTTTTTCATAGGTGCGACATCATGTTACATTTTTTTAAAAATTCAATGTGATATAATGTACCTAATTTAAAAAAAAACGAAAGGTAAAAAATGAAAATAAGAAAATATAAAATCCCAACATGGTTTATAACAGAAGAATTACACCATAAGGTAGGAATTAGTTATGACCATGAAACTAAAAGAGCCTATGATCTTTTAGATATAATGTCAGATAAATATTGGAAGATTGACAGAAGAAAAAAGTTTAATCGGATTGAAGTTACTGAAGAAGAATATCAAACTTGGTATGTTTATTTTTTAGAATATTATATTGATGATGAATCAATTTATAAAGGAACTAAAGAATATAAAGAAGCTAAAAAACTTTTAGATAGAATGATTAATTTTTTTGGTATTCCTAATTTTAATATGAATCATAGAGCTGGAACAAAAATGAGGTTTGTTAGAACTCTTTTTAAAACAGGTGTTGCTCAAAAAATAATCAAAGGTAACGATACAATAAATTAATAAATTAATAAGGCGATCTGAAATATGGTCGCCTTAACAATTCCAAGCTCTCAAGGCTTTGTTAATTCTTGAATTAGGATCTCTTGCAGTTTTACGAGATGTTAACTTCTTCTTCATCCCTTTCATTCTAGCACAGAAAGATGCACGTCTTTTGTTGCCTACTTTTTTACTTGGTGCTTTTAGATTGCCGCCAGTAGCTCTGTTGTATGCACGTCTACCTCTAGCGTTCAATCCACCTTTAGGATTCTTTCCTGCTTTACGTTGCCATAGTGGTGTCTTTGCCATAATTACTCCAGTATAAGTTTTTTAATTGATTTACTTCCATCAATATTTTCTTCTAATTCTGCTTCACTACGAATACATTGATATTTAATATTACTATTAATTTTTAAATCTCTTTTAGCTAAACGAGATCCTTTCAAACATTCTGACATTGATGTTTGTATTCTTGCCTCTTTGATTTCTCCATTAATTATTAAAAGTAAAGCTACTACAGTTTCAATCATTAGTAATTCTTTCCATTTTCTCTAACTTTATCTTTTAATTGTTCAATATCAGCTAGAGCTTTATCTAATTGTTCTCTTAAAAATTGGATATTAACTTTATTAGTCATATTCATTTCTTGAGTAGCTTCCATTTTTTCTACAGTTTTATAAAGATCTTCAATNAAAAAATGTTGCTCTTGGTCTGTAGGTACTTGCTCAGATTTTTTAAGCAAATCATTTTCAAATAATTCTCTAGAAGTTTCTAATGAAGTTAATCTAGCAGTTACTTCTGTATATCCAAATACACCCATTGCTACTGCAATTACAATACCAATCATATTTTTGATTGGCATAGCTACTGATGTATTTTCATTTATCTTCATTTATTCTCCATTAAATAAATCTTCTGGTGCAGTTTTCTTTTTCTTCTTCTTTGGTTTAGTTGTAAACATTTGATCTACCCATGCTACCCATTTATCTAATGTTCCAAACAAAGTATATATAATTTTATCAATCACATTCCACCTCTATTTTTAGGTTTATAAGATCTTTTTTTATGCTTGTTCATACTAGACATTTTTGGTCGTCTGCCAATACTAGTTTTTTTTGGTATTCTTTCGTGAGGAGCTTTGTTTATATCGAATTTTATTCTTGCCATATTTACTACCTGTTTGCTGCGATTTTAATGTAACCTTTGTACCAAAAGTTTGAGAAAATATTTTAGCTATTTGTCTGCTCATTTTTTTCTCATGATGTCAGCACCTTTCAATCCGTATATAGCACTAACAACACCAATAAAAATTGCTTGATACCAATAAGGTAAATTTTTAAAATATTCAAAGAATAAATCTAGCTTAGNACGAATCTCTGGATCGTCAGAAAACACAGACCAACCCANTAANAGAATAGGNANNGATACNAGAATNCAAGACAAACTCGTCTTTCCAACCATTGTCATTGCTCTCAATAATTTTTGCTTTATATTCAAGTTCACCTTTAGCCATCTTCTCAGCATGAAGCATCTGAGCATCAGACATTAATTGTTTAGTTCGTTGTCTATTTTGATAGATCTTAGCTCCGGTCTTAACGCCTAATGATAATAAATTCAACCACATTATACTAAATCCTTTGCTTTTCCTAAAAGCGGTTTGTATTTTGTTTTACCCTCTGATCTGTATGCGTGTAGAAAACTAGCTCTTGGTTGGTCCGCAACCCAGCTGCAGTGTATCCATCCGGAATTAGGTTCTCCCGGAGTATAGTATTCAAGAATTAATTGATCTGGTGAAAGGTTTGATTTGATCCAATCAAAAAGTTCAGCGTTGTCTGTGCCTATTACTTCAAAGTCTGCAGCTTCAGCTTTGGCGTGTTGTGATCTAGCAGAGCTACCAATAGCTTCGCATAACTCAACACTACGAAATCCGCTAGTTACTTTGACTCTACCAAAATGATCACGAACTGGTTGTAAAATATTTTCACAAAGTAATTTTAATTTTTCTATTTGATCTGCATTAGGATTGTTGTCTATACCTTTTCTTATTGCAGTATCTGATTTAGTTAATTCTTGTAGGGTAAAGTTTCTTGATAAATTCATGGGTATATAATTTTTACTTTAAGTTTCTTTTGTTCAGCAGTTGTTTGACGGTTGATAAGAGACCCTTTAGAGTTTCTTTTATAACCATCTTTAGGCGTATAATCTTTTCCTCTATAGTTTTTAGTTTTAACATCATAAGCAGTATACTCATTAGTTTGCATATTTAAAGTAACAATGTCAATAGGTCCAAGTCCACCAAGAGGTGTAAATACTATAATATTTGGGTCTTTTGCTAACTTTAATTGTACTGCAAGTTCATTTATTAAACCTTTAGTAGCTGTTTTACGTCTAGCCATTATACTTAAAGAAGCCTACAATAGCTGCTACTAAACCTGCTAAAAAAATCAAAACATTAACTGCACCTTTACCTTTGTTCATATCTTTTCTTAGGTCTTTGATGTCAGTTCTCATTTCATCTATTGCTTTGAATAATGTTTTCATTCTTTCAGCACATACTGCCTCATGCTTAGATATACGATAACCTAATGAGGCTTGTACTATCTCTTCTGTTTTCTTTTTTCTAGGCATTTACTTTAAGCTCCTTACACTCAAACTTAATTACAATTTTTTCTTCTTCAAATTGAGGTTTATCCCAATCAGGTAGTTCTTTCAAGTTTCTATAAGTTTTTTGTGCAACAGCATAACCAGCATTTATGCAATCGTAATGTGAATTAAATTGATAACCTGATACTGTACTGTCTGGACACTTACCTGTGCTTAAACTGCACATATACAGTATTAATATGTATTTCATTATAACACTACTGTGTTAGCTTCTTCTTCAGTAAGTGGTTCACCAGCTATTAGTTTAGCTTTAGCACTAGCTTTTAAATTTTCTTTTGCAGCAGCTTCTTCTTCTCTAGCAATTCTTTTTTCTTCTTCAGTAGGCATTTCTGCTATTTTAGCTTCTATGTCAGCTTTAGGAATAGGTGTTGTTCCATTTAACCATTCTATTTCACAAGTGTTAATATCATTTCCTCTAACAATTACTTCTGCATTAGGATTTATTTTTAAAATTGCTTCTGCTATCATTATTGATCTATCTCCATTAACCAAAGCATTGACTTACCATCATTATTAAAAGTAAGTGTACTTCCACCTGTGTTGTTATTACCTTGAATTTTATATGTAACTTGTGATGTAGTATTGTGTGCAGTATCAAGATAAGAAACAGAAAAATTTGTTTTGTTATCAATACTATCTCCAAAATCATATAAATAACTTTGATAACCACCACTTGTTAAAAGTTCTGTGCTATCTCTTAAAATTTTAAATCCAGTACCTTGATCTTGTCCACTACTTGTATTTCCTTGATATTGCAACTGTGCTTGAACTAAAATATCACTTGTTGTTTTTGTAGGAGTTATATTTAAAGTAATTACATCACCATAAGTTGTACTTGTAAATGCCACATCTGTTGCGTTTGATGTACTAACAACTTGCAAAACCTTACCAGTAGAAATAGCTGCTGGTAGAGCTGTTATCGCAGATAATGTATTGTTATTTGGTTTAATTATTGCCATTACTCTCCACCTCCATTGTCAATAACAGTTCCACCATCTGCTATCCATTGTTGTATTTCTTGGTAATCTGTGTTTGCTTCGTCTAAAGGAACTGCTGAATTTAAACCATCTCTTATCATTCCATAAGAACAGAATGTTCCATTATAATCATATAATTTTTTTACTTCTGTAATCATAAATCTCCTATAATTCTGCTGTAATTAAAAGCCAATTATCATCTGTAAAATTGTGCCAACTTTGAAGTTGATCTCCAGCACTCATACCACTAAATCCATTTATACTTCCAACAACTCCTGATTTTGTTGATCTTGCTAAAACAAAAGCTGAACTTGAACTTGTGTAGTCATGTGTGTATAAATTCCCAACTCCAACAGATGTATCTGTTAATGTTAAAGTAGGTGTTGCTCTCATTGGTGGCTCTAAAGTATTTCCAAAATAAAATACAGAGGAACTAGCAGCTCTACCATTAACGCCTGATCCTAATCTTCGACAATATCTTTCGCATCTTCCAAAATTTACATCATAAGGCAAGAACTCAAAATCCGATGCTGATGTTCCAGCTTCTAATTGTACTCCAGTAATGTACCATTCGTTTGATGTGCTATCTGCAAGATTGACTTGACCTACTGCATTGTTAGCATTTGTATTTGCCTCCCAAGAAGTAGCTAGAGTTCCAGATGTATAATCTGATCCAGCACCTAGATAAAAATAAAGTTGTAAACTTGTTCCATTGTCATTATTTAATGTTCCAGTAGTATCTCCATCAAAAGTTATTGTTTTTTTCTCCCAAGTGTCAGCAGATGAAATTGTATAAGATTTTGAAGTCGATCTTGTGTTGTCTGCATCTCTAAGTCTTGCAATATACGTTCCAGTTTTATTTGATCTTACCCAAAATGAAAGAGTTGTGCTTTCAGCAGATGAAGTTCCTTTTTTTAAATATTGTAAATTTTGACCTTCTATTTTTTGTGTAATATAAATATAATCACTAGCAGCTGGAGAGGCATCAGCAGTTGTACAATCCATTTTAAGTGATGTTGCAAAACCTTGACCGCTAGGCACTGTCGTTGATTGAGATTGTGTCCAAGTTCCTTGACTGCTTATTTCTTGTTTAAATCTGTCTACTGTTTCATAAGAGCTTCCTGTTATTGATGCTTTAGAAGTTGCTCTTTGAGCAATGCTCATATCTCCATTGATGATGATGTTTTTAAATGCTGATTGATTTTGAACAACACCACTTGCAAGTTTTCCAGATGTAATTGTTGCATCAGTTATCTTTGCAGCAGTAACTGCACTATCAGCTAGTTTAGCTGTTGTAACTGTAGCATCTGTAGGTGTTCCAGCAGATAAGGAATTACCAAACACCATTATAAAATCTATAACATCTCCTGTAGATAGGTTAGATGCAAATGTAAGTGTAGAACCACTTACTGTAAAACTGTCTGTTGGAGCTTGGATAGTTCCATTTAAGCTCACTAAAAATTGATTTACACTTTCATAGTCTGTAAAGTTTGAGCCACCATTTTGCATAGTGTACGCAGCTTGACCATTAACAACAGTTATGCTGTCTAACTTTACAAAATTTCCTATTATACTTTGCCGACCTATATAAGCCACTTATTTCTCCTTAATTATTGTTTTGGATTATCATCTTTAACAGATTTGATTCTTGCTTTCCAAGCATCAATATCTTTATAGATTTCATCCAACTGATCTCCAATATCACCATAAGCAGCTCTTCTTGTAGCTCTTACAGTATTATTGGCTTCTTCTGTGTTAGCTGCCGATTCTTGTGCTGATAATTGTGTATCAGTAGGTTGTGCAATATCAAGATTCCATTCTTTGATATACGCACCTTGACCATCATCTTGCAACATAACATCATTCATAAAATCTACATTAGAAACACCATTTGCTTCGCAGTAGAGTTTTATTTTAGTTGATAGTTGTGCCATAGTTTTATCCTCCTTAATTTTAACTTGCTAATAATATTATTGCAGCTTGTGTATAAATATCACCATTATTGGCTCTCGTATCTCCATGGTCATGTCGACCAAAAAATTCTATATAATCATCTGTAACTAAATTTGTAATTACACTTGTTCTTTGAATACAAGTTTGATTACCTGATTTATGCGCTCCACCTTCACTTGCAGCTATAGTAGTTCCATTTTTTTTAATGTAACCTTGCAAACTTTTTCCATCTGTACTCAAATTAAAACTTACCTGCCAAACTATTAAATACTTACCTTGTGTCGTAGAGGTAACTGTAAATCTACTACTAGAAAATAAATTATTTGTATCAACAATTTCATTATCTAAAGTTATTTTTGTAGCAGTTGCATTAGCACAGTTTGTTCCAGAGTTGGCTTGTGCAAATACTATTGGTGTATTATTTTCACCAGCACCAGTTACAGTTCCTGTAAATGCGTAAGTGTCTGCAAGGTTCATTGATTCAGATTGTATTTTTGTTATTGCCATAATTTATTAAACTCCTATTAATTTATATCCACCAAAATAACTTCTTGAAGATAAAGCATTTATGCTTCCACCTTCTGCATGAAGAGCATAAACTTCTAAATAATCACTTGCAGATAAATCTAAAATAGTATTTACAACAAGAAATTGAGCTTTATTTGTTCCAGGTGATCTAGCTTCAAATTGTGTAGTTCCTATTTGAGAACCATTTTTATAAATACTTATTGCAGCTAATTCATTATCATCAATAGAATCTAAAGCTGTTTTTGCAGCAATATAATATTTACCAGCTTCACCACTTGGAACTGTAAATTTATTTGATGCGAAAGCACTATCAGTATCCCAAGTTTCAGTATCAAATGTAATTTTAGTCCAAGTTTGATCTGGAATACTTTGATCTCCACTTAAAGTTACAAAAAAAGATGGAGTGTTATCTCCACCAGCACTTGCAAAAGTATTATCTCCTCTTAAAAATGTAGTTGCGTCTTTTGTACCTGTAGCAGATAACTGTGATATTCCAACAGAACCACTTGGAGGATTTACTGTTTGAACAGCTTTACCTAAATACACACAGTACATATCATCACTAGATGATGTAGCACTTGTTAAAGTTAGTGTAGTACCACTAGCAGTATAAGCAGCAGTTGGTTCTTGTCTTACAAAATTTATAAATAATGCTATTTCATTTTGATTAGAAACAGGATGATCAAGTGTGTACGAAGTAGTTGCACTTGTACTAAAGTCTTGTTTCTGAAAAGCACTGTATGCTTCTGCTGGTTGATTTCCTATAAACGGCATTTATCTCCTATGTACTAATTGCATCTACTGTAGATACCCAAACGTCTAATGATGAAGCTGTATCTGATACTACTTTTAAAGCATCACTAGCTTGAACTACAAACTTTGCACCACCATCTAAAACTTGTAATGATGAACCACTTGGTATTGGTGCATCTTTAACAAGATAGATGTCATTTGAACCATCATTAATATATACAGATGCTACAACACTTGATGTTGTTATGTTTGCAACTGATATACCAACAACAGTATCATAACTGTCTGCTGTAAATAAAGTTTGAGCAGATGTGCCTACATCATTTTTTGT